GGATCCGAGCTGCGGCCAAAAATGAGCTGCACCGGAGTCGCTCCATCTCCCGATTTACCGGCTAGACCCGTAATGACAGAATCCTGTCCAGGTGCGGCAACTAGGCGATCAATGCGAAGGTCAAAGAAGAGTTTCATGCGGATAGATTTTCAATGCCTGCCTTCATGGCCGTTTTGGTTGCAGCGAAGACTGTCGCTTGCTCGAGAGTGTAGGAGGCGGGAGCTTCCGCGTATTCGATCATCGCGATTGCAGCCTCGTCATCGCCTTCGTCGAGGAGCGTATTGGCCACCTCAAACTTTTCTCGGAATGGTCCGCGAATGTAGGCCGGGAGAGCTTGCCATGCAACGTAGAGGGCAGAGCGGCCTTGTGCGCGAGCGTCTATGGCCGCTTGTTGATCTGCGATGACGGCTTCCGCGAACGAGCGTTGCGCCTCGATCTCTTCCAGCGTTGGCACAGCGCCGCCGTCTCCTGAGGTGATCTCTTCGCCGTAGACGCGCCAGCCGCCTCTGTCAGGCCATGCAATCGTTAGGATATCGTGAATGGTTGCTATCATGGGATTCTGAGGACTTGCATGGTGAAGCCCTTGTAGAGCGTAAAGGTGGATCCGTTGACTTCTCCGCCGATTTGAAGCTGGACCGTGCCGGGGGTTGAGCCATTGCAGACGTAAATCTGGATCATGATCGGCATCGCGCTATTTATCAGCGTCCCGCCGCCTTGAGTCGCAGTTGTGCTGAATGCGGTAATGCCGGATTCTGTTCTAACTGCGGTTGACGAGGTAAACGAAAAATCGCCGATCTGCACATCTGTCGGCGAGGCAGGCCCGGTAAACGCGTATTTGAAACCAGAGCCGGAAGTATTCGTTGCCCAAAATCCGCGAAAGGTGGCCGAGACTTTTTCATTGGCGGCAATTGAAAACGACATTCCGCTCACGTTGGCGACAGCTCCCGTCGTGTCGGTGATGTTGCTGGTCGTGACGGCGGCAGCATCAATAAAATCAGTGATCACGCATTCCTCGAAATTGCCAGTCCCTGCGGTTTTTCTGCCGATGATTTTGCCCTTTGCGGAGGCTTGAACTAGGTTTGGCAAAGCTACAACATTTTGGTCTAGGTTCCAAACCGTGCCGCTTGACGAAACGGTAATATGACCTTTATCACCGTCAGAAATTGGAGATGGGTAGAAAACACCGCCTTCAAGAACGCCGTTTCTCAAAATGTTTGAGGCTTGTAGCGAGCCGCTGACAATTGTTGTAAACTCAGCAGAAGCATTACTAGGTAGCGTTCCGTTTCCGAAATTCCCAGTTCCCGGTGTAATCGTTAAAGAATTAATGTAGCAGTTGTAAAACGCGTATTCGCCTACGTTTCCGCCATTAAACGATCCGGTATCGCCGGTGGCGTTTCCCCCTGCGATAGTTAAAACGATTACGGCGCTTTTGTCTGAGTAAAGATTTAAAGCCGGTGAATCAACGCCTGCCGAATCAACAACGTCCTGCCCTCTCCACGTTAGCGTAACGATTGACTCCGACCCAACGCCTTGCATGTAGATAGCGCCGGGAGTTGCGCCAGAAGCATAGCTAGCATCAATCGAAAATGAGCCGGGACCGAAATCGAAACGAGTCGCGCCAGCGGCCCATGCGGCCTGGCCCGTCAAATAGGGCAAGGCGGGATTGCCAATCGTTCCTGTTGAATCGCTGCCTGTTGAACGAACGTAAGCAAAGCCAGTGCCGGTGATGGACGATCCACCTCCCGCAGGAGTTGCGAAAGTAGGGGCGGCAGATGCTCCGTTGCTTTTTAGGTATGTGCCGTCTGCTCCGAGGGCAAGCTCAACGAGCTGCCCGCTTCCGTTGGAGTGAAAGACCTTCCAGTTACCGGCGGTGTGGTCGCTGGTTGAGGTCATCGCGTGGCTCCGGTCATGGAAGCGCGAATCGTTGCCTTGCGCGAATTGACCGGAACTGGTTCCGAATGCGCCAACTTCAAGCACTCCGCTGGTCCCTGTCTTGATCGGCAGGCCCGAGGTCGAGCCGATTGCGCCAGCGTTTGAAATGCCGCCGTGAACGTGACTTGTGGGCGTCCTCGCGTCGGTCAGGCGTGAGTCGTTTGTGGCGACGTAGTCAGTCCCGGCGGTGGCAACCTCTAGCGTATTGCTTGCGGCCTTGAGAATACCGGAAAGTCCGCTTGTGACGGTGTTGGTCGTAAGCGTTGGCTCAGCGGCCCCGAGGACGGCAACCGATGCCGAGACTGCTCCGCTAGTGATGGCAACGTCAATACTTGGAGATGCGACAACGGCGGAAGATTCGGCGATATCGGAACCAGGAGCAACCCAATCAGCTTGACCTTGGAGGCGAAGGAGGACGTCACTGCCCTCGCTTGCGGAGATATCTACCCAGTATTCAGTCTCGCCCTTGGTCTGGACATCTTCCAAGGTCCAGCCAGATGCGAAGGCCGGGACGGTTGCGGCGCTGGTGGCAATGTCGAGCGTGACGACCTGCCCCGCGATGGTTAGATTGGCCTCGCCGGAATCGGTCCCGAAAACTCGGCGCACCGTTCCAGATCGCGCACGCATTCCGAAGGTGACGAATTTCCCCGTCATCGAAAATTCTGCGCCAATTGTAAGCGTCAGTCGGAAAGGTGCGCCCTCTGCAAAATAGAATTTAGGCAGATCGGCAACGCCGGAAATGACGGGAGAGTCAGGCATGACGATGAGTCAACAAAACGACAGGGATTTTCAACTTGATTTTGCCGCTTGTTTTGTGGAGGCGTCCGGCATGTTGAAATTGCGCTACGACGACAAAGGACAGGTGCGGGGATTGCCTGATGCGATTCGCCCCGGCGACAGCCTGAGCGTCGAGCTGATCGCGGATCATTTGGAGATTAGTAGCAGTGACACACTGAGCCTGTCCCTTGCGCTCGACAAGCCCGTGCCGATTGCGTCTGGCGATTGGTCGATCACATGGGGCGGATCCACAGTCGAGCTTCCCGCAGTCGGGATTGACGCTCATTTGCTGGGCGTTGCGCTCAATCGCCTATCCGCCATCGTTTCGGCTGGCGGTGTAGATGTGACGGGAAAAGATGGCCTTTTTATCGTCACTTTCCGCAGCGACGGAGCAAGGGCCGATTTTACGATTGCCCATTCGGCCTTTGGGACGATGACCAATCGCGCCCTCACGCTGATCGCAGGAGGTGCTTCCAACGTCGAGACGGTCGAGATTGACCTGACGCTGCAAACTCTGGTCGCGGTGACTAGCGCGTCCAACATTAGCGAGGCGGCTGTCACTGTGGCAAACGTGGCGACCGGGAGCGTGAGCGTGGCGCAGAATGACCGCATCACGATCTCAAGGTTGCCGGATGCTGGCAAGTTTCAAATTAGAACCGCGACCGATACCGGCACGATGTGGCTTTCGGCCAACGTGTCCACCTATCAGCTCGAAACGGCACTGGAGGACATCGAGCCGGGAGAGTTTCTTGTAGCGCGAGATGCCACCGGAGAGACGATTAAGATTGAACTGAAGCGCACTGCGGTCGGAGTGAATCCAGCCATTACCGTTTCGGAAACGTTTATTGGCCCAATCGGCGTCACTATGACTCTCGACACTTCCAAGGTTCTGCGGTTGCTGGATGCGGCCAGCGTGGCGCTTCCAGTTTCGGCTGTCTTGACCTTCTCGCGTGGGACAGAGACGCAATTTTCGCAAATGGTGACGTTGGCTCCGGTATTGTTGAGCCACGGGCAACCTGTTTAGGTATCACAATGAGTGAGGCGGCACTTGATCGGTATTACCGAGGGACTCGACGGCATCTAGAGAGGGCTTTTCGCTTCCAGCGCACGATGACCGCGCCGGAATGGTCTGAAAAGGTGCGGCGCATGGAAGGCGGAAGAAGGTTCCGCTTCGACTTTGCGCCGTATCAACGCGAGATGATGGAAGCGCCCTACGATCCACGCGTTCAGATGACGGTTTACATGCTTGCCTCGCGGATGGGGAAAACGGAGGTCGTGATGAACCAGATCGGCCACAGCATCGCGGAGGCGCCTCGTCGCGTCCTTGTCATGTATCCGACAATCTCGCAGACTGAGAAATGGTCCAAGGAGACGTTGATGGGAGAGCTGGTCAATCCGACGCCGGATCTCGCCACGTTGATCGGCGACGATTCTGGCCGGCGCAAAAGCGGAAACACGATCCTGCATAAGCTTTTCCCTGGTGGATTGGTGAACGCTTTCGGGAGCAATGCGCCAGGTGAGATGCGGAGAGCGAAGGGGAATTTCCTTTTCGCCGACGAGATCGACGCCATCGAATCGACCGAGAGCGACGAAGGGGATCCGCTCGAGATTTTCTGGGTCCGAGGCTCTGAATATTCGGACACGATCAAGATTGCGGCGTCGTATCCGAGCGTCAAGGGCAAAAGCAAAATCGAGGCGCTGATGCTACAGAGCGATTGGCGGGTCTGGATCGCGCCCTGCCCCCATTGCGGGAAGGAATTTGTGCTACATCGCCGCCAGCTCCGCTATGATCGAGACACGCCCGAGAACGCGTGGATCGAATGCCCCGAGAGCGAGTGTCGAATCTCTGACGCCGAGCGCATGGAGATGATTCGGAACGGCAGATGGCAGGCCACGCGGCCATTTAACGGCATCGCTGGCTTCCACGGTAGCCGGATGATGTCGCCGCATCCGCCGCAGAAGGGCTTCGCGAGTCACCTCCATTGGGCTGCGGTCGAGGAGCTTAAAATCGAGGCGGCAGACAATCGCGAGAAGGCCAAGCGCGTGCTGATAAACACGTTCGACGCCGAGACCTACCAAGCGCCCGAGGAAGAAAAGCCGGATCCTGTCGGCCTCGCGCAGGAGGCTTACGATTATCTGGAGCGCGTCACGGAAAACCAGCTCAAAATCCCGGCTGGCGTGCTGGTCGTCACTGGCGGCTGCGACGTTCAAGGCGACCGTTTGGAGTTTGAGTTTGTTGGTCACGGCTGCAACGGGCAAACCTGGGGGCTTGGCTACCATGTTCTCAGCGGATCCACGATGGAGCCAGAGGTGTGGCAAAAGCTTGATGCGGTGCTTCAATCTGAGTTCCTGCACCCATGCGGGAAAGTTCTCCGCGCTGCTTCGGTGTTCATCGACTCGAAATACCGGCAGGCCCAGGTGCTTTCGTTTACGGTTCCAAGACAGGCCCGAGGCGTCTTTGCGATCTTCGGCTCGACTGTGCTTGGAAAGCCCATTGTTTCACCTCCAAAAAGGGAGAAGCGCGGAACGTTCCACGAGATTGGCACGCACGAATGCAAGTCGATGATCTACCAGAACGCGGCGCTTCGATACGACAAGCGAAGCTCTGAGTTTCCACATAACTACATGCACTTCCCGAGCGGACACGGTTATACTGTCGAGTATTTCCAGCGGCTTTTGATCGAGGAAGTCACGCTAAAGAAGGGACAGGACGGCAGCTTTTACGAGTTCTTCGACAAGAAAGACAAGCGCGACCGCAATGAGCCGCTCGACGTTCGCGTTTACAACATCGCCGCCGCTAAGAAGCTCGACATTGCCTTCGGGAAAATTGCCAAAAAGTATGCCGAATATGCGGCTAAAAACGAACCAGATCGAGGCAAAGAGCGCGAATATAAGCTGGATTTCGTAGGGGAATAGGCAAAAGCGCCTTGAAATCGGGCTTTGTTTTGTTGATGCATCGACATGGCCTCCCTTCCTTCACGCGCCTTCTGCGGCGAATCTATTGAGTTTTCCGCAACTGTATCGTCAGGCGCTACAGGCTCCGCTCATTTCCGCAGCATCGACACGGGCGAGGTCGTGACCGTTGCTCTGTCAGTCTCAGGGACGACGGCCACCGCGACCTACGCGCCCGAAAAGACAGCCAACCTGCCCGCAGGAATCTACGTCGTTGCACTGACGCTCGAGGTGTCCGGGATTCGGTCTGTCGAGTCTATTGGCAATATCACACTGCAAGCGCCCCCAGATCGCGCCCCTCTGCCGAGTCATGCGCGGAAGATGGTCCGAGCTTTGGAAGCTCACCTAGAAGGCCGAATCAGCGACGACGAGGGCCGAGGGCTGGAAACGTATACCGTGGGCGGCGTGCCGATCACCAAGATTTCCCTAATGGATGCTCGCGAGCTTTTGACCAAATACCGCCGCGACCTCGACACTGAGATCGCCAAGGCTCGCGCAGACGCTGGCCTTTCCAACGGTCGAACCATTTACTCCCGCTTTGAATGAAACCATTACTCTACGGTCCCAATAACAAGCCCATCCGCACGCGTAATTTTGACGCGGCCAAAGGCACTCGATACACCAACGACTGGGTTGCCGGGACAGGCCCAGCGGACAATGCGATCAAGCAGGACGCGAAGTCCTTGCGAGACCGTGCGCGTGATTCTGAGCGCAACGATGGCTATATCGAGGGCGCCTTGATGGCCTTGGAGTCCAACGTGATCGGCCAGCATGGCATCCGCATGAAATCGCTCGCCCGTCGAGCAGATGCCAGAAGCAAAAAGGGCTTGTCCAACAGCGCCGACAACAACGCGAGAGCGAAGGTTGAGGAGGCGTGGGAGGATTTCTCACGCCGTGGCAATTTCGACGTTACGCGGCAATTCTCACGCGCTGCTTTTGAGCGTCTGGCTCTAAGGTCTGCCGTTCGCGATGGCGGCTTCCTGACTCGCACGGTCGAGGGCTTTCCTAAAAACGATTTCCGCTTTGCCGCTCAAGGGATTGAGATTGACGCCTTGGATCCGCACCACCGGAACGATGCCGCCCGCATCTACATGGGCGTGGAGTTTGACGAATGGGACGAGCCGATTCGGTATCACTTGCGCAAGATGGACCCAAAAAGCGGTCGCTACACTCGCGAAACGTTCGCCGTGCCTTCGGACAACATGATCCACACGTTCTTAGCTCGTCGGATCAACCAGAGCCAAGGCTATTCTTGGCTGGCAAACGCGCTCCTTCGCCTTCGACATCTTGCCAAGTTTGAGGAGGCCGAGGTGATTGCAGCGCGGATTAGCGCCAATAAGCTTGGGTTCTTTAAGCAGACCGGGGAAGCGCAATACACTGGCGACGAGGACGACGACGGCAAGGCCATTGCGCCATCCGCACCAGGCACATTTGAGACATTGCCCCACGGCGTCGAAGCCCAGATGATCGATCCGGCGCATCCGAATAGCGCGATGCCTGATTTCCGAAAGGCCATCTTGCGAGGCGTCAGCCCCGGCATCTACGTCAATTATAATACTTGGGCGCAGGATTTGGAGGGAGTGTCGTATTCCTCGATCCGGCAGGGCGTTCTTTCTGAGCGTGACATCTACAAAATTCTTCATTCTTGGTTCATCGACACTTTCGAGATTCCGCTTTTCGAGCGCTGGCTGCGCATGGCGTTGATGATGGGTAAAATCGAAGGCTATACGCTCCTCGACTTTGACCGCCTCTCTCACGTTGAGTTTTCCGGCAGGACTTGGACTTGGGTTGATCCTGTTGGCGACATCGAGGCCATCGAGCGGGAAATCGCTCTGTCCCTTAACTCTCGCGAACGTGCGGCCAAGGATCGGGGCTTGAGCATCGACAAGATCATCGCCGAGAACGAGGCCGACAATGCCAAGCTGGAGGCGGCAGGGCTTCCGACGACTATTGGCAAGCAGGTTGCGATGCCGGTTTCAGCTCCATAAAGGCCAGCGCCTCAAGGGCTAGCGCCGCTTCTTCGCTGATGCGGACGGCTCCAGTTTCGCGTGCGTTGATGGTCTTGCGCGTCACGCCTAAACGCGAGGCAAGCCCGCCCTGTGTAAGGGCGAGCTTTTCGCGGAGTGTTTTGTATTCGGTGGGGGTCATACTGCTTTAGCAGGCGGCTTTGATGTGGAGTTCCCGAGCGATTTTCTTGAGTTCGGATTCAGTGCGGAAGATCAGCATGAACCAGAAGTCTCCAGTGACCTCGAGGCCATTGGCCTTGATGACGTTCATGATGTCGTGGCGGAGGGCTTGCTTGCGTTGGTTGGTGTTGGTCATGGGCTTAGTGTAACCTAAGGTTACAGACAAGCAAGAGGAAAATGTAACTTTTTTTCTCCCTCAAAACTCGCCCCAGCATTTCCGAGGCACGGAGGAAATGACGCTGAGACAATCCTCCTTTTCCGGCTCTGTCATCTTCGACTTCTTCACGATGGCCGCAATCTCGTCGAAAAGGACATTCTGAGCCGCCATCAGCTCGTCCACGTTGGCAAGTTCCCGTCTCTTCC